AGAACGGGTGTCGAAAACGTAGGGCGTTCCAGAGAAGGACGAGCAGTAAATCCGCCCTTCCAGCGTGAAATCTCCGCTAAACTTGGCTGCCGCGCCGGGGCTCGCGACGGTAACGTAACTTGAGGTGCCGTTGAACCCGAACCAGTAGCCATCCTGGGCCGGGGACGGGCCGATATTTCCGATAGAGATGGAGGTCAGGGACAGCGTTAAGCCGCTGTTGGATGCGTCCGACACCGTGGTCGACGAAGCCCGCAACAACAGGCTTACGTCATTCCAGAACGGGTCTACCGCCGCGCCGCTGGAAATCGAATAGGTTCCATGGTTATCGATGATGCGCCATGCGTTCGTCGCCTCGTACAGAAGCGTGACGGCCACGCCTTGAGGGACGGAAACCGACGTGCTGCCAACACTGGCATAACTCGCAACGCCATCGTAAAGCGTCGCGCCAGAAGGAACTCCGACCTTCGTCCCGCCGCTGCCCGTGGAATCCACCTCGATCTTGTCGCCGACGCTTGGCCCAGAGGTGGGCAGCGTGAGAACAACCTGGGTTGAGCCTGTGACCACATAACCAAAGTTGGTCGTCGCCGTCGTGTTCGAAGAGATGTTCGCCCAAGTGAGTTTCGATAGGTTCGAGAGCTGTGTCGCCGACAACGTCGCAAAGACTTGGGCGGAAGATCCCGAGAGACTGATCAAGCTCCCGGAGTTGCTGCTCGCAAGAACCGTGGTTCTCGATAAAGTCGTCGCCGTGACCAAGTTACCTAGACCGACTTCCCAGTTGGCTCCGTCCGTGATGCAATAGTTCACCACAGTGCCTGTGGTGAAGGCTGTTTGGAAGGATTGGTAACCGGTGGTGGCTCCCGCGAGAGTCACCGTCCCGGTCCCAGAAGTCGTCGTGGTCTCTTGGACCCTATCGGCGAAACTAACCATTGAGCTTGGCCTCTACGGCTGCTTTCTGATTGGCAAACTCCGTTGCCAAGGCGACAAGGGAAGCTTTGGCGGCAGCAATGGCTGCGTTGTTGTCGGCTTGCTTGCTCGTCAGATCCTTGATCAAAGCGTCGGTCGCCTCGATGTCCGCGATCACGTTGTGAATGGTGCGAACGATGGGGTCTTCGAGCTTGACGATCTCAGTCTTGACGGGAGTAAAGAGCCGATCAAAGAGGGTGGTCATTGTTGATCTCCTGTTGCTGTTTGACCCAGGACTGAAGTCCTTCGAGTTGGGCCTTTACTTCGTTGTAGGTGCCGTAATTGTCGGCGACGGTTGAGGCGATGTCAGAGAGTTCAACACCGGAGGCGGCGTCATCAGGTTTCCCGGAGGTGTCGGGAAGTGAGGGCACACCGTTTGCGGCGGCGTCGTGCAACCGGACAAAGCCAACAGGGATAATGCAATGAGCATCAGCTTCTTTGGTGACATAGACTGGAACCTTTTTGAGAATGGTTTTGGTTACTGTGACAACCTTGGTCTCGGCTACGGCTGTAGAGGCACCCACGGATTCAGTGACAGCACTTTGAGCATCTGTTGTCTTGACGACTGCAACTGCTGCGTCTGCGACAGCAGCGCGTTCTTCAAGACTTTTGTAGTGCCACGCAGTGTAGAAACCTGAACCGAATAGAGATGCAGCCACAATAAGATAAGCGGCGAGTTTGAGTTGGACATCACTGATTAATCCCACTTGAGGACCCTCCTTTTAAGAGAACGGCGGGTACTGAGATCGCCATGACGATTTTGTCCACGGGGTGTGGCAACGCAGCGGCGGCTCCAATAGCCGTGGCCAATCCTGCCCAAGTCGAGGGATCAGCAAGAGCAGGACCAATCTTGGTATGGATGCAATCGAGAAGTTTAGGCATTGAAAAGATCTACCTCCGCTTGCCTGCGGGCGGTCAAACCAGGTAGGGAGACCACGACACCATTGATGTGGGCCTTGTCCCATTTCGGGAACTCGGCAGCCGCTCCGTCGTAGTCTCCAGCATTGAGCTTGACCAGCAAGGTTGAGTTCGCCAAGGCACCTGCGCCCAGGTTGAAGATAAAGTCCAAGAGAGCAGCGGTCTGACCATCGGTTAAAGAAACCTTCACGAGGTGGTCAAGCTGCTGGGAGGCATTGTCGAGGTCTCGATCCAAGAGGGTTTGCCCTTGCTCCTCAGACAACACCAAACCTGCTGTAACGTCAGGTCCGGTATGTCCCCAAGCAATAGTCCATTTGCCCGCAGGGCAAATATAGGGTCTTGGATAGAAGCCCTCGGATTTCTTGATCAGAGCTTCAGCGAGATCACGAGCCGACATTCAGAACCTCCATAGGTTCCGCATCGCCGAACATCTCCTGATAGGCAGATCGGATCTTATCCAGGAGCCAGAGTGATTGACTCGTCCCGGAGGCCTCGGCAAGGAGTTGCAGTCGGACACGATCCGACTGCTCCCCATAAGCCGCGATGAGGCGAGTTCTAGCTCCCACTTTGGGCTTGTTCTTGGACATCCGGGGCTTGCTCCACTGGGGTCGGGGTCGAAGGGGTCAAGGGCTTCAAGGTGGGTTTGACGAAGGGAATCGGGAGGTCTTCAGCCAACTTAAGACCACTACGAATGATCATCAGCAAGTTGGTATCACTGGCCAGTCGATTGGCCCGCAGATGCGGATTGGCTGTGGAGTTGCTCTCGAAATCCAGAGCGGCTTGAGCCAAGGCCGACAGGAACTCAGTCATATTCTCGAAGGAGTCCCGACGATCCAGTTCGGCCTGAACTTCCTCGGGGTTAATCAAAGCAAGAGCAGTCAACTGCTCTTTCGTCAAAGTAGTAAGGTCAATCTGCAACATTGTCATATTCTCCAGAAGTACACACGGCGAGAGTCTACCGCAGGTGTTCCTGGGATGCACTGCTGAGTTGATTAACTCATAGTATTATTTACTAGCATCTGCTGTTACTTCTTATCAATCCGAAGATGTTCTGGAGGAACTGTTATGAGCAATCTTGCTCCTGTGATTAAGGATTTTGTCAACCAGTTGGTTGACCTTAAGAAGTCCGAAGCAATTTTGAAGAAGAATCGGAAAGACGTTGTCACCGATCTGAAGGAAGAAGGCTTCTCGGCTTCGATCATGATGAAGCTGATCAAAGACGATCCTGAGAAGGTTCAATTGCAGTTGGAGGCTGTTAAACTCGCTGGAGCCGTTTTGGGTGTCCCCGTCTATGTTGAAGAAGCCGATCTCTCCGACGTGGACGTTTCCGAGGAGCGGAAGGATTTCGCTCTGGAGAAGTTCGGAGAGCTTAAGGACATCGACAATGAGCTTCAGGACCTTGGTGCCGAGATCAAGAAGGTTCTCGCGGAAGTCAAGAGCAACGGCTTGATCCCCAAAGTCGTCCTCCTCATCGCTGAGTTCCAAGTGGACGACAAGCGCAAGAAACAGTTCGATGAGCAGAGCATGGTCATCGGGGAATACCTAGCCGCTTACGCAAACGGCTGACCACGAGAACGGCACCGATACCCTAGCCCCCGATGAGTTATAGGCATAGACCTGGAAATTCGTGGGGCTAGTGTAGCTGCTGAGATTGTAGACCATCGTCACCGGAGTTGAACTCTGTGGTGTCAACGTCAGGGATTGCAGCTCCACCATCGTCACATTGAAATTCACATTCGTCCCGCTGGTGTCCGTCGAGACAGCAGAACCAGTCCCGCTGTCATTGATGGTTCTGACACCAACCTGAACAACAAGATCCGTGATCTCCAAGCGGGCCATCGGGTCTGTGGTCGAGAAATCCAAGGTGACCTTCACATATCTGAAGTTTCCTGCTCCGATCTGTGTAACCCCGACATAGTCGGTCCAAGGGCCGCTTGTGCTTGTTGCGACGGATACTGTGGGGACAACGGACACAGAACCGCTGAGTGCGACGGGGAGGTACATCAACTGCATGGACAATGCGGAGATGACTGTGCCGTAGTCGAATATCTCGACGTAAGAAGCTGTCCGAGTTTCGGTGATAAGGTTGACGCCTCCCAGAGGTGTATCACCAAGGACGCCTCCCGACATATCCACATGGATCGGTGCGAGGAGCGACGAGCCGACTACCTGGGCATTGGTAACCGTCCCGGAGAAGGTGCTCGTCCACAAAGGATGGAACGCATATCCACTGGGCAAGGTTGTCGTCGCCGTTACCGAGGTTGCCGTTCCGACATTTCCAGCCGTATCGACTGGAGCTATCCAATAGGTCCAAGTACCTGCGACAGTTTCGACAACCGTGGTGAAGGTTCCTGTCTTCAAGCCAATGGGAGTGCTGCCTTTCGAGAGCATGTACCCAGCAATGGGTAAGATGCCTGTGGAGGTGGTCCAAGACAGCATCACATTGTTCTCGACCACCTGGGCCGTCAACGTCACCGCAGAGGGCGGCGGCAAGCCAATCGTAGCCGTACCAAGGTCGCCCTCGATGCCCATCACGTCAACAGCTCTGATGCCGAAGGTTCTTGCGTCAGGAGTGGTGATCGGCATTGAATAGGTCTGAGCATAGACCTTGGCGATGACAACCCCGTTGAGTGAGACCTCGAAGTGATCGATGGCGAACTGCCCAGATGTCGCTGTCCAGTTGAGGATGAGATTCTGACCCGAGAAGGTATAGGTCAAGGTCGGAGCAGGAGCCTCGGTAACAGCCACGGTTGTTGTCGCGGCGTTGACACTGAGGTTCCCTTGGAAGTCCATTGCCTTGACCCAGAAGACCTGCCCATTCGCGGGAGGCGTTCCCACCATATAGGTCAGGGCGTTCACAGTTGCGAAGACTGTCGAGCCTGTTCCCACCTGATACATACGGGTATCCAAGTCTGGGACAGCCGACCAGTTGAGGATCAGTCCATAAGGTATTGGCGTGTTGGTCAGACCCGTGACATCTGCTGGAGGTGCCTTGGGGTTGACTGCTGTGAAATAGAAGGACTGGACGTTTTCAATATGCGCCTTGGAACCAAGGCTGTTGATCGGCAGAACTCGGATCTCCCAATCGCCTGGAGCAAGGTTGGCAATCTGGTTGCCTCGAACGAGTGTGAGCTGCTCAAAGCCTCCAATGCCTGTCATTACCCCGGCAGGTCGGCACCAGACTTCGAACTCGTTGTTGAAATATTTGTAGGTCGAGGGCATCACCGGCTCGACTTCTGTGTAGAAGGTCAAGCTGACCCAATCGAAGCTCTCGGTGAACACACAGCTCACTGGCCCAGGGACATTCGTCGCATCCGGGAGGAATGAGTACAGGGGTGGAGGCAGGTCGAGGTTGTTGTCAACGTCCACCCACTTGTTCCTGTTGATCTCAATGGCATCGATCTGGAACAAGTCGGGGGTTCCATCTACTTCCGAAACCTTGAGCACTCGAAAAGGCTTCGGCGCTCCCAAACCTGTTCCGACTTGTCCGACGACAAAGTTTGCTTGAGCAGGGAAGAAGGTGGGGATCGGTTCATCCAAGGTCAAGCTCGTGACATTCCCGACAGTCGTACTGGTGACATTGAACGTGTAGGTTCCACCCGCAACGGCCACTTGGAAGAAGTAGGAGACACCAGCTTCGAGATAGATCGGATCTCTAAAATTGACGGTGCTGCCTGAATAGGACTGGATACGTCCAGTCAAGCCGAAGCCAAGATCATCGTCCCCAATGAGGATGATATCAAAAGGCATCACATACTGACCAAGCCGATTCGTCTTGAATGAAACCTGCATGCGTTCGGTGTTGGCTGTGATCAGCTTGTAACGTGCGCGTCGATAGGCCTCTGTTCGTGAGGTGCAGCCCACTGCGGTGAAGTCGAGGGGGACAACACCATATTGAGCTTGGAGAGGATCGCTCGAGACGTTGAAGGTGTCTGGCTGCCAATCATAATCCGGGTTATTGAAGGTCACTGTGATGTCGTTGTACCGGGACATGATGTCCGTGAAGGAATAGGTAAAGCCCTCGACGGTGATGTTCTCCTGAGTGAACAAGGCAATCGCTTGATCGTCCTTATCGACCTTCAACTTGACCGTTCCGTTCTGGTCCGTGAAGATCACGGAATTGAAAGCTCCAGCCATATATTTCAACTGATCTCGGATGAGCCTCTGATCGGTGATGATGCCGTTGAATGTGTATCGAGGAGACCCATCTCCGACGCGCTCGTCACACCACTGAGCGGCCTCGTAGAAGGACCACTTGTCAGCATTGATGGGGACGTAGAGAGACAGACCATATCGGGTGTTGGTGATGATGTCGTAGAGACACCAAGCAGGGTTGTCCGTCCAAGCCATCTTGAAGGTGCCATCCCATGTTCCAGTATAGGTCTTGGCTATGGGATCGTAATTCGTAGGCACCTTGATGATAAGGAGCTTGTAAATTCCACTGAACTGCGGGATCGAGGAGAACTGTGAGGTCGCCTGACCTGTCAACATCGTACAGGCGGTGTTGGCGAACTTCCAAGACCCCGAAGTTACCTCCTGGTAGCTCTCCCAGTTAATATCATGGAAGTTCTGCGATCCATCGCTCTCGGGGCTGACCTTGGTGATCTTGATGTCCCAGGTGTTGTCGATGGCCAGCACTGGTGTGCGATATTGCTGAACCTCTGGCGACGTGGTCTTGCCGCTGACTTCCGTGGTTACCGAGGTGGAGTTGGCGCTGCTCTCCCACTTGGCAACGAGATCGGAGCTGGAATAGACAAAGCCGTTTCCGTTGGCTCTTGGAGTGGTAGTTTGGTTTACACTTCCCCTCAAGGAACTTACCAGTGAGGAGAGGTTCTGCATCGATACCCAGGTTGTGCAGTTCGAAGGCTTGAACTGGATTATGAAATCCATCTTGTCGCCATAGGTTCCCGAGTTGTCCGCACGGTAGAGGGTGTTGATGGTCAACCTGATATCGATGAAATCCATGTCGCCTTGGCGTGTCGATCTGATCAGAGGCACTTCATGATAGAGCGCCGTGTTGACCGTCAGGCTCGAGGCAATCCCTCCCAAAGAGGGCACAATGGTGTAAGTCGGACTGGCATCTCCAGCGAACTGCCTCAAGGTGAAGTTCGAGAAGTTCGTCGAGCCGTCCAAGGCTTGGAGGAGCGTATCACCGATGTAGAAGGATTTGGCTCCGTTCTCCAAACCTTCGATGGGACCCTCCGAGACAGCAATGATGGTCTCGAAGGTATCGTTCGAACGGAGGCTGTCAGGCGTCTGAGTGGCTGATGTGCTGCCGCCGCCGCCGCCGCCGCCTCCGCTGCCTTGGAAAACCCTGCTCACAACTTCACCGCAACGGCTTCAATATCCGCCGAAAGGATTTGACCATAGGTGCGGAACTTTCCATATCCGATGGGGATCGGCGTCCCTGCTTTCGTCGTGTTCTGAGGCGCACCCAGATAGAGGCTGCCATTCGGATCATTGATCCCCGAAGGTGGTGCTGGGGACATCATCGACATGATGCCACCGAGAACCATCATGGCTCCCATGGCTCCCAAGGCCAGAGCGGTTGTTCCGCCAATGAGAGACCCAGCTCCCATTCCAATGGGTCCCAGCGCCACGGCGGCGGCGACCAGGACGACGCCCATGATGATCTGGAAGAAGCCACCTCCTCCACCTGCACCACCGAGGGCGGGCATGATGTGAATCTCCGACTCATCGTCTCGAAGGGTCCGACACAAGTCCTGTTGGGTATTGAAACCGATGACGGCCACTCGGATACGCCCCCGTCCTGGTGTTGGATGAAGGGCTCGACCTGTCACGACACAGGCAGCTTCGATGGCCTCCTTGACGGAATTCACTGCAAGTTCAAGGTCAGTCGTCACGAGCTTTTTCAGCATTCCGTGAAAGATGATCTTACGCTTCATCTTTGGTCACCACTCCAGAAGGAGAGACACGATAACATGATACTCCATCAAGTCCAACAATGTAGTGTGCCAATTCGGGCCACATCTTGAAGGTCTCATAGTCTTCTGCTGAGAGGTTACTAGTAAGGCCAGGATGTGTGTGGAATGATGCTTGAGTCTGGTCCTCATACTTCAACATGTCCTCTGCTCGAACGAGGAAACCCAGTTGAGGATCATTTGCGATGTTCTCCAGCTCCACGACAGTCCCATCCTTCAAGATGAGTCCCACACGTTCAAGACCTTCCTGGGCGTAGAAATCAGTTAGATCCATTGGCCTTCTCCAACATTGCCCGCTTGTGAGGAGGCAGGAGTTGCATCAGATCCAAGATCTCTGGTCCCTTGGTGACCTTGGGGACATCCTTGTGTCTCAGGACGGCTACTGTGTTGTTCCGCCACAGACCTGAGTAAGGTGTGACCTCTGAGAACCGATTGACGGCATGATGAAGGATCATATTGTTCCCAAGATAGACTGCGGCATGACAGGCCACGGGGGCAGCCATTGCAATGAGGAAACCATCTGCTGGCAGCCAGTCTTTTGGGTGACAGTCGATTACCCTGAAGCCCTCTTCATAGAAGTGATCCATGTAGAGGTTCATTCCCAGGTTCCACCAGTTATCTGGGCGAGCAATGTTCCTTATGTTGATATCAAAGTTGTCTTTGTAGAAGTCCCTTGCCAGACTGAAGCAGTCCTGCACTCCATGATTAAAGGGACGACCGATCAGGTGTTGGTATTTTAGGTCCATCAGTAGTTCACCGTGGGGAAGTCTGGAGCGACGAAGAGTCGCGCAGGAATGTTGAAGTTCGGTCCATCAATGTCCTCCCGCATTTCGAAAGTGACGATGGTGTTCGTCACTGTGGCTATTCGGGAGATGCGCCAGCTTTGTTGAACATAGATCGGCAGATCATTCAGGATATTGATGCCCAGGACTCGGTATCTGAGAACGGTCGCTGCCTCGAGTGTTCCAGCAAGGATGAACGAGCTGAAGATGCCCAAGGGGTTCATCACTGTCATCTGAGGTCGAGAGACTTCACCCTCGGAGCTGTTCAAGACACCTGTGAAGTTGATGCCGATGCCTTCCCAAGTGTTCCCCTGCCAAACGATGGTGTTGTTGCTCTTGAGGTAAAGCTGCGTTCCGTCCGTAAGGATGACCTTGAAGAGTTCGACGACAGCATCCGCTGTCATCTGATCAGCGTCCACCAAGTGGGAGACTGGGAAGCTATGTGGGCTGTTCAGCAACCAAGCAGAGCTGGTGAAGGGAGCCATCTGTTCGGCGAGATAGACAAGGCTCTCATGGATAACCGTGGCTGAGGATGTGAAAGTCCCCAGGTTATTGATCCCATATAGAGCCGCGCCTTGCGCCAAAGTGCCCACACTGGTGAGATCATAGAGGGTGTCACCTGCGATGACTGTCACACCATGGTAGACCGCAGCCGCGCTGGTGAATGTCCCAAGAGATTCCGCTCCTGAGATGACCTCTCCCTGAGTGACGTTGAGGACTATCCCGAAGCTTCCCAATTGAGAAGCCCCTGTCAGGGCATTGCCTTCCTCGGCTACGTCGGAGCTGATGAAGGCCCCGATAGTCTGATTCCCAGTCAGCACAAGTGCGGCCTTCAGCGAAGCACTGCTGATGAAAGCCCCAATGACTGACGCGCCGTTGATCACTTCGGAGGCTGCCGACACTGTCCCCGAGGAAACAAAGACAGCGAAGGCTCCTGAACCAGAGAGGGTATTTCCTAACTGGACCGTCCCACTGCTGGTGAAGGCAGAGATGGTCGAAGCCCCCGTAATGTTGTCAGAGGTCCCTGAACTCCCCAGAGAGCTTAGAGGCTTCGAACTTAGAGGGGAGTTACCCAGCATTAGGGTTGCTCCATCAGGTCAATGGTGAAGTCCTCGACCATGCCGTTTCCGCTGGCGATGCCTTTGGGAACCTGGAGGGGTTTGAAGAACTTGACGGTGACTGATCCCCAAGCCGGGTGAATATAGAGGAAGTTCTGGGACAACCGATGTGTTTGGTAGAAGGTCTCAAGCGCACCCAGGTTGTCATCGTACTGATTGGTCGTTATGTCCAAGGTTCCATCAGTGTTGACGTAGTATTTGAACCCTTTGAAGTACAACCTGAATACTCTCTGATCTGGAGCTGTCGGAGGCGCAGCAAAGGTATAGCCTTTTCCAAACTGAATTCGTGTAGACGAGTCTGGATACTGTGTCTCAAACAGGTGCTTCATCCACTGGAAGGTGTCCATAATTTAAGCCTTACCTAGAGCGACGGATTTGATCAACTGCTTCGTCTGTCCACCTCGGAGAATGTCGTCACTGATCGTGGCAATGACATCCTTCGGCCCAAGAGTCGGCTTCTGATCGGGAGCTACGACCCAGACATGCACGTTGTTGTCTGTCCCCGCCTTGTTGGAATTGGCGGGCATCGCGCTCGAAGACTGGGACTGCGCCCGATTTCCCATGGCGTTGAGACCGTTGATGGTGCTGGCACCAAGAAGGTTGACCGTGGATTGTCTGAGGACAGCTTCCCCTGGTTGAAGCAGGAAAGGTACGGAATCCCTGGTGGGCGTCGGAGCAAAACCATCAGCAGCCCGACGTAGACCTCGGAAGTGGTCTGAGACGATGCCGCCTTGTGCCCAGGCACCCATTCCTTGTGGAAGCCAAGCTGCCCCCAAACCTGTTGTAGGTGTCTGAGTAGCAGCCGCAAGTGGGTCAGCACCAAAGCCTCCGAGGTAGAAGCTGCCAGCGGTGCCGAGCATCTTGAACATGCTCATGGCCATTTGATTGGAGGCCATCTGCGTCAAGGATTGGAGGATGCTCTGTACCATTGAGGTGAAGGCTTGCCTCACGGTCCCTGAACCTGTCATGACCTTCTGACTGAAGGTCGAGAAGGCATTCCCTGCCGTGGTGAGCGTCCCTGTGACATCAGTTCGGAGGGTCTGCATAGACGAGCCTGTCATCCCAGACTTGTCCAACCAGTCGCCGAAACCTGCGGTTACCGCTCCTCCATAAGTTTTCTCTTCCTTGATCTTCTCCTCAGTGTCCTTCCTCTGTGCTGCAAGCTTCAGAAGGTTCTCTTCCTCCTTGGCGATCTTCTTGTCGTTGTCGGCAATGTCTTTCTTGGCCTGAAGAATTGTTTCCTCAGCCTTCGCAAGCTGGTCGGAATTAACCTGGGTTTGCCCAGACTCTCCTCCCCATTGAAGAGTGATCAGGTCTCCTTTTGCCTTGGCAAGCGCGTCTTGGAGAGCTTCCGCATCCTTACGATATTGGGCAAGCTGCCCTTGGCCTCCCCTCATCTCAGCATCACTGAGGGCCAGAGTATCAGGACCATCAATGCGCTTCTGGATCTTCTGAGCCTGGAAAGCTGCGAAGGGGTCGCTGCTGTAATTGCTCCGAGCCTTTGCGAGAGCGAGCTTGTCATCCGTTAAGGTCTTATCCGCAGCGGCCTTTAGTTGCTCGGTGTTGTCCGCAGCCTGGGCATCCTGTTCGGCGATCCGGCTCTTTCCAAGCTTGGCACTCTCAGCCCAGCTCTTCATAAGCCTATCCGTCAAAGCGTGATGTTCCTGAAGAGCTTCCCACTGAGTCTTGACGAATATTTGATCAAACTGCATCTGAACAGTGGCCTTCTCCTTGTTGATCTCGTCCTGCTTGGCACCGTTCTTCCGAGCGTCGTCTTCCGCCTTCTTGAGGCTCAAAGCCTCCTGAGCCGAGAGGTTCGTCAGCAGTTCCTGATTGATCCTGCTGAGACTCTCATCAGTCTGATTCCCCGACTTGTCATTGTACTTGGCCTTGATGGCTGTCTCTTGAGCCTTCAGCCACCTAAGCTGATACTCAATGACCCGAACACCGGCCTTGGCCATTGCGTCCTGAAGGTCGTTGAGCTGCTTGTCGAGATCGGCTCGAGCTGCTTGCATGTCCCTGAAGGCCTGACCTTCTCCGAATTTCTCCTTGATGGCATTAGCATTCAGCTCGGTGGAATTCAGCGCCTCCGAGAGTATTGCCGCCTTCTGCTCGTCAGTCTTACCTTCAACCTTCAGTTTGTCATGAGTTTCCCCAACCTTAAGCTGGGCTGCGGTGACGGCTGCACGGGAGGCGGTTTCTTTTGGGTCAACTGCTTTTGCAGTTTCCTCACGAATATAGGCAAGCTGGCTCCTCCAGTCCTGAAGGGACTTGACAATGTCCGCCAGTTCTTTTTTGGCTGCGGCGAGCTGTTCGGGGTTCAAACCTGTTGGGATCATGTCAGGGCCGAAGTTCTTCTTCCGTCCGCTGATCAGATCCTCAAGTTCAAGCTTACGTTCGCCACCTGCTTGGATTTGGGCTCTGAGACCTTGCTCCCCCAGACCCTTTAGATTGTTCGCCCAGTCACTTTGAGAAGCTTCCCGAAGCTTCAGCAGCGCATCAGCAAAGCCCTTCGTTGAATTGGTGCTCGCGTCAATGTATTTCGCAAGGTCTTTGAACTGCTCGAGAAGCGCATCCCTAGTCTTAGCAGAGTCCTTAAGCTCTCCAGCTTCAGCCAGTTTCTTAATGGCCTCATCAATCTGATTGACCATATCGTGGCTTTGTCTGGCCGCGCCTTCAAACTTACTTGTTGCTGCCTGGGCATCATCAGCGGCCTGTTTCTGAGCCGTGCCGTATTTTTCCCAGAGGATTGTAGCCCCGCCAACAGCCGCCCCGAGGGCAAGGACCGCAATGCCAAGAGGCGTAACAGCGAATTCAGCGAAGGCCACCGCGAGTCCCTTCACAAGTTTGGATAGACTTGCAATAGTTCCAGCAGCTATGATTGCCCCAATAACTGTGGCGACACTTCCAAGGACATCCTTGAACTGAACTACGGACTTAATTCCCTCGGAGATGTTCTTTATCAGACTCGTCAGGCCGTCCTGCATTGGCTTGAAGGAAGCATCTCCCAACAGGCCCAAGTTGCTCCCCAGGTTTGAGAGTGCGTAGGACAGCGACTGGGTCTGGGTCTCGGCAGCCTTGGCAGCCGAACCACTCTCGCCCAGTACCTTTGACAGGCGCTCCGCATCTCCCAATTGACGCACCATCGCGTCGAACATGTGACCAGATCGGGCGTCGAAAGCCCTGATGGCATTGTCCGCCGTGAACCCTGCGTCAGCAAGGTTCTTCAAAGTCTGGATGAGGCCATCCCCTTTGAGGTCGATCTGCTCAACGCTGATGCCGAGCCTCGAGAGTTCTTTCTGGAAGTTCGCCGAAGGGTCTTGAAGCTCTTGGATCAGCTTGCGGCTTCCAGTTCCCAACATGGACCCGGAGCGGATGCCAGACTCGGCAGCCATGGTCATGGCTACCGTCATTTCCTTCATGCTGATCCCGGCGTCCGCTGCCTCCTGGGACACATACTGCAAAGCAGTCCCCATCTCAGCGGTGCTCAACTTGGTTTTCAAGGAGGCATTCGTCAGCAGATCGCCAATCTGACCATACTGGTCAGACCTGAAGCCAAACACCATTCCAAGGTGCGTGAGCATATCCGTGGCTTCTTGGAGAGGAGCCCCGGTTGCTTGAGCATAGGTGATGACCGCGCCTAATGACTCCTTAACCTGATCGGCTGTGAAGCCCACCTTGGTGAACATCGTCGCTGAGTCCGCGACCTCTGTGGCGCTGAACTTGGACCCAGCGGCTGCCTCGGCGATGCTTGTCCTGAACTGCGCCATCTCGGTATTGGAAGCACCGGTGGTTGCCCTGAGATTCGTGAGCGCCTTCTCCAGATCCGTCGCTGCGCTGAACATCTCCTTAAGGCCTGCTACCGCGCCAAAGAGAACGCCCGTCTCCATCGCAAAGGCCCCGGTGAGCAGCATCATGTCTGCACCACCGTTCGAAGACATCATGGCCTGCCTATTGGCAATCCTCGACTCAGCATTCCTCTGAGGAGCAGTCCTCTGCTGTTCAGCCCGAGCTTGGGCACGAGCCTCTGCTTCCTGTTCCCGCTTGAAACGAGCTTCCATGGTAGCGTCAGCGACAACCGACCTGTTGTCGCTGATCAGTTTAGCCGCTTGGTTTTTTAAGTTATTGATCTCATCTTGGAGGGCTTTTTTCTCGACATTGAGTGCAAGTCTCCCAGCCTGATCTTGCGTCATTTCATAATGCGAAGGACCTTCGTTGATACCAAGGTTCTTATTCCAAGAGGCCTGTGCCTTGTCCTGGTGCTCCTTCAGAGCCCTCGCTTTCTCATCCTCGATCTTCTGAAGGGCTAAAGCAGCTTGAGCTTGGGCGCGAGCCTCCTCGTCTGCCTTCCTCTGCTCCTGAAGGCGGGTGTTCTTGACAATGCTCGCAGCCCTTCCGACCTCGCTCAGTGAGCTGAAGCTTGAGGCACTGAGGGTTGACATCTCCTTGCGGATCTTGTCCGCGACCTTGGAGAATTCCTCGAAGACCTGGGCTGCTCCTTCAGCTCCGCTCTTTTGAAGACCGCTTCGGAGGGCTGTGAAGACCTCCTGAAATTGCCCCATGTTTCCTGAGAAGCCATTGTCCTTGAAGGCTTTGGCCATTGCTCTTTCAATGGTGTTGATCTGCTGAAGGATCTTCTCCGTCTTCACAGAATCATCACCTAGAACAACAGCCTTCTTTAGATCCTCACCAAGCTCTTGGATTCGACTTTCGAGCTTATCCAAAGCTTCAAGCATCTGGTCAGTGTTAAGGTAACCATCTAGGACAATTTCACTCTCAGACATTATGCAACCCCTCCGAGTACAGCATTGAATTGCATAGAGGCTTCAAGGAAGTTTCCAGGAGTCTTCTGCTCAGGAGCATCTCCACCACCAAGTGCGAGGCTAATTACCTTAGCCAACGTGCTGTAGTCTTGGACAAACTTGCAGTGCATGAAACCCACCTTCAACCTCATCTGTGCTTTGAGATCTTCGGAACTGTTGGACCAAAATACTTCAGTCAACTTGCTGGGTACTACCTCGAAGGCCCAGCAGAGACCGTCCTCAAAGCTTAACCCGCTGACCCAGTCAACGAATATGCCTCCAATTGCGACTGAATCCTTTTTGTCTGCGCTACTGCCTTGGTAGCGCGGCGCAAGAAAAAATCCAGGATGTGGGTCTGCGCCCAATCGATCAGGACCTCGGACTGCTCCAAGGTCAGGCTCTCGAGGCTCGGGGCCTCACCAACAGGGTTCCCACGGGCGTCCCGTTTCATGAGAAGCTTCGTCAGAAGCTCATCACGAACTTCACTGTTGAGTACCATCGTTGGGATGTTGTCCAGATCGGGTACGAGTCGCACCAATTCGGTGAGCAACCCGTAAGACATAAATATCTCGCTGTCGCCGAGCTTTAATGTGTCAGACATTTACTAGCAAATCTCCAGAAGAAAAACCACGATGGGAGTGTAACCCATCGTGGTTTCTAAGACAAGGTGTGTGGCTTCTGGAGGAATGCCTTGTCTTAACTCTTAACCCATCACCAATTCGGCTTGACGGGTAACGAAGTTGCTGTAATTCGGGTCCGTCGTGACCAGATTGTAGATCGTGGCTTCGAAGGGCAGATTCGCATAAGCCTTCGTGTCCGCCTTGAGGGTGAAACCCTTCGTGATGCGAACCTTCGGCAGGTTGACACGAATCAAGGTGCCGTCCGAGAGGGTGCTGACGGCGGCAGCCGACAAGTAAGGCTGAGCAGCCGTGGAGGCCAAGTCCAAGTTGGTGGCCAAACGGACGGTCGCGCCCGACTGGAGGTTGTCGGGGATGCCGAACGTCAGGGTCAAGGTGTTGGTTGCGACCGAGGCGATCTTGTCAACGAAGATCTCTTCATTGGTCGCGCCCTGGACGATGATCCAGCTATTGGCGACGAGTCCCGTCGCCGACACGACAGCCAGAGTCATATCCGGGGAGGCATATGTACCTGTGACAGCTCCCGAGGTCGTCGTGACAACGGGAGAGCTGGTCAGCGCCGCGCCGTTCATGCCGAGGCCGAAGGCGATATTCTTGGCGGTGTATTCGAACACTTCCCAAGAGGCCTTCAACTGCGACTTGTTCATGGTGCTGGACACGATCTGGTTCTGAACGCCCTGCGTCAGTTCCACGTAACCGACATCATAGGACAGGCTGAAGTTCTTCACCAAGCCAAGTAAATGAGTCGCGGGATTCAGTTTGTAGAGGTCGGCTTGGGGGCCAAGATAGATGGACGCTTCCGACAGGAAGAACGAACCAGTTTTTGCACTACCGAAATCAGCCATATTATTTCTCCGAAGGCGGAATAAATTCTGTGGCTTGATTTATAAAATAATCCGAAGTACATTTGGTCTAGTAGTTTCTACGAGTTTTTAACATGGACCTCAGAAGCAAGTCTCTTTCACTCCCCAATGATTTGATCAAGCTGATCGAATACAGGGCAGCACAGAACAGCCGCTCCTTTAGTGGTGAGGTTGTTCACCTCCTTCGCATGATCTTAAGGATCAATAGAGACGTGGAGGTCGAGCAGTTTAAAGTGCTGGTTTCCGGTCCCCGTGGAGATTGACAATCATATTCTGGAAGGTCCTTGCTGGAGACCTATGCACCGGAAGGATTGTCGTACCACCTCCCACGATGAAGTTCCCTAAGATGAGACCGCTGGTTGCGTCCAGATAGGGAATCTTCTGCGTTGGCTGACAGAGCGTAAAGAGTTGATCCAGGATATCTCGGTGATCAAACATGGAGGTGTCATCCACTGTGGTCACAGTGAACATCACCTTCACATCCATCGTGATCGGCCCTGAATCGACAGTGAAGCCTCGCATCCCCAAGATATTTTCAAAGGGAAGTGCATCCAATGTAACGAACTGGTCGAAGTCATAGAAGACTACGTTGTAAGGAAGCGTCCCTATGAAGCCCTGCAAGAAGTTCGAGAGCGATGCATAGATATTATTGTACTCAGCCATTCTACACCCACCTTATTGGGAAACCTGCCTCTTGCAAGGCTTCCGTTACTTTCTTACCAATTCGGTCAGAGATGAAATACACAATCGTGGGAAGCATCAAGGGACGTAAAGGTCCACCACCATGACCTTTGCCGTTGCTCAAGTTCATCAGCTTGTCGAAGCCTCGGGAGAGTTCCTGATCCATGTACTGGGCGAGGCCAACATTCGAGGTGGTACTCCACCCAGTGCCTGAGATCAGGTTGGAGACGTTTGAGTAAGGCTTCAGACTTATGGTGAAGCCTTGAGCATCCTCGGGAAGCTTAAAACTCAGACCCTCCGTAGCCTTGGAATTCTTCTTGAGCGTGACAGTCGTGAAGCCCAGGAACTCCAAGGCGACTTCCCCTGGAGCGAGCCTCCCGAACTCTGCTCTCATCTCGCCGGTCTTTTCGAAGTATCCCGAGTTCCCCCACTTCTTGTCCTTGTACCTGACGTACTTCTCATTGAGCTTCGCCCAGGAAACGTACTGTCCCAAAGTTGGTGGGAGTGTCGATGACCCAAGAACATTGGTCACGAGGTAATCGAAGATCTTCGCCGCTTCCTCGTCGGCAGCCTTGGCGGCGATCTCCGCGATCTGCTCTTTCCGGTCATTGTAGGCTGTTGTGATCGCGTTCCCAATAAGACGGTAAACGGCGGATTTATCCAGCCTTGCGGATAAGCCAGCCATTTATGCCACCTCTGAGATGAAGATCCCCAGAGCGGTCTCAGAACGTCGAACCGTGTAATGCCTTCCAGAGCCATCCATGAGGGTGACACGATCATTGAGGAGCAACTGCTGCCCAGTCAGGACCCTATACCGGCTCAAGGCGGTCAGAGAGTTCAAATCCTGCGAGACCAGTTCCAGTGTTGACCAAATGGTGCCCAATTGGACCAATTGGGAAGACCTGTTCAGATTGGTGACAGGATCAATCACAGTGGTGGTCCTCGACCAGGATAGTTGGATATCCAAGTCGAACAGCTTGAAGACGTTCTGGAACTCCCCACCAGGGTTGCTGTCCGCGCCTCCCCAGGCTGTCAGCATCTTCCGGCCAGCAGAATTTGTGAGTACCTGTCCGACCTGGACACCTGAGTCCGGGTGACAGAGCAGCAACCGTCTTGGTGTGAAATAGGTCGTGGCTCCTCGACCTGCGTTCTCAGGCATTGGCATCAACTGGCCATAGACATGCTCGCCGGTTAAGGTTGTCAGCCTCTCCCTAAAGCGTCTTCCGATTTGATCCAGATCAGGCATAGGGTCTGGGCACCATCAAGGCACCATAAGGACCTCCGATGACATCCATGCGGTTTCCCTTGACCAACATGGTGGGGTACGTCGGCGTGATCCCGGTGATGTTGAGAATGGCTTCCTCCAACAGTCCGACGATCTTGTCATGGAGATCATCGAAGTCCACATGTGAAAACCGTTCGTAGGAAGACGTGCCAACAGCTTCTTTCCTTAGCGCCCGAAGCGGCGCTGACGGGAGCAGATCGAAGGCTGCTCTGTAGGCAAGAGCATCATTGGCATACTTGGCCTTGATGGTCCCGGAGGACAAGGCGTCGGAGAGAACAGTACCTCCCAATTGGTTGTCCAAGATGAGGTAGGATTCGTAGAAGTCGATGGCTTCGTCCGGGAGTTCCGTCCTTGAAAAGGCGAACAACGTCCGAACATCATCAGGCGAGGCCGTGATGTTGAGCCAGTCGGCGATGCGATAGGCTTGTGTGATCTGGTAAGGATATCCGTTGACGAAGAACTTCAGGATCGCAGTTCTCAGCTCCGTCTTCAGAACCTTGGTGTTGTAGCTGGCGTCGATGTTGACGAAGGCGTCGGTGCCCACGTTGCTTAAGGCAACGTCAGTCTGAGCCGAGATGAGGGCTCCCAAGTTGTCTCTGAGGGAATATGTGACTGTCCCCGCATCAGGGGTGGCGTATTCCCCATTCACGAGAATGGGGAACACCAAGGTCACTGCGTCTCCTGCGGTGACCGTCAGCATGATTAACGAGCCTTGCTCTTGCGAACCTGAGCTTCAGTGGGTTCATCCTCGGCGCGAGGAACTACCGGCTGGGTTGAGAAAGCCGATGCGAAGCTCGCAATCGCCAATTCCCGATCACCCTCGGACTCGCCCAGGTATTTGACGAACTCAGCGTCCGTGGCCTCGTCGTTCAGATCCGCAATCAAGATACGAAGCTGAGAGTTCCCCAGGTGCCGTTGGAGCGAATGGTTCATCACCACCACAGCAGGGCGAAAGGCCGGGAGGTGTTGCAGTTTTTCATCCTGCAATTGGAAGTCTCCAGTAGTTTCAGCCAGAACTTTTGGCATTTAAGGCATTCCTCCAGAAGCTCAAGTCGAGGCAGCTTCTCTGCCTCGACTCGATCACCTTATAACTACGACGTAAAGTCGATGATCTGACGGGCGTTGGCAAACACCAGCTTGTAGCCTGTGTTTTCCGTCCTGAAGTATTGAATCGCCTGATTGCGAATCGAACGCTCGGACTCCGCAATCTGCGAACCCGACTCGACCAACTCTTCCAAGCATTCCGGCTTGGTCAAGCCAATCAACTGACCATTCGGGACCGTCGAGCTGATCACGAACTGAACACCGTTCAGCAGGATCGGCAGGTTCTGCTTCAGGTTCGGAGCAGCCGAGCCCAGGTGATCCATCTGGTACTGAGCTTCAGAAGTCTGAGTGCTCAAGGTCGGAGTGAACAACAGCAACCAATCGCAGTACATGCTGTAGTTACCGATCACGGTGTCCACCGGCCACATGGCAGCCGCACGGTTGACCAGCCAACCCAGGAGGGCCTTGTAGTTGATCGAGCCATTGGCGGTGTAGCCCGAGGTGTAGCCGTAGGGCAACTGGCTGCTCGAGGAGACCGTGGTGGCGGCGGCGTTGACGCCATCGCCGTTGATCAGGATGCTGGTCGCGGCCTTGACCTTCGACAGTTCGAGCTGACGCTCGACACGGGCGGCGAACGGGGTCAACACGTCCAACATGGCACGACGAGCGAACTCATACGAGAACTCGTAACCCGAACCGTGTTTGAAGATCTTGACCGATTGTTCGCTGGTGGAAACTTGACGAACGGGGATGTTCGCAAATTCCGCAATGGTCGAGGTCTGACGAGCCGACGTGTCGTCTTCGACGAAGGTCGTGATCAATTCGTTGCCCGAGATCGGACGGCTGTTACCGACCATGGGGGCAACAAATTCGATCAGGTTGATGCGGTTCTTCCAGCGTAGCATCGTGTCGATGACAGGCGGGAACAAAGCGCGGGTGCCGTCGTAGGTGACGAAGGTGTCGGCGGCGGCTTGCAGCACGGCACCGTTGGCGAAGTCGTCCTTCACGGGCAAGCCCAGGTAAGCGAACGAAGCCTCGAGACCGTCCAAGCCTTCGAACTGCACGGGCTTCTCAGCCAAGCGGGGATCGATGGACAGCTTCAGGTAGTCGGCAATGCCGATGCCGTAGGCACGGGCGTCTTCGCACAAAGCCAAACCGGCGTTGCGCGACTCATCCCGACTCTTGCTCAACAGACCAGCCAGGACCTGCTCAGGAGCCCTACGATTGCGAGCCAGCTCGCAGATGTCTTTGGTAACAGCAGACATGCTAATGTTCTCCTTACTTCAGCAGGACAATGGCATAGTTCTGAGTGCTGCCCGAGGCCAGCGTATCAGTGCCAATGGAGGTTACGATATTCTGCTTGGGCAGATTCGCGGCGGTGGCGACCAAGGACGTTGCCGTCATGGCGGCAATCGTCTGGACATAGCCGGGGTAGGTCGTGTGACCGGTGACGGTGTCACCGATGGCGACCGTCGCACCCGTGGCGACTTTCATCTTGACGCCGCCTTGGGTGCGGACGGTCACAACCATCACGCCTTCCGAGACACGGTTTTCGATGCGCTCGATGCGGCCCAGGATGTAATCACCCGTGTGGGCCAATTTGACTTGCGTGTCAGCCGAGGTGTCCAACGTGACCGCCAAGCCGACAGGATCGACTTGACCGTTGACCCAGCCGTAGCCGGTCATGTTGCTGGTGAACAGGGCCTGGATGTCAGACGCAGCGTTGAAGGTGAAAACGAATTCGTTATCAGCAATCCCTTCGACGGTTACGCCCTGACCAATATAG